CTCCAAAGCGGATCGCGCAGTCGCGGTTTTGAACTTCGGCACGGACGTCGGTGTCTCGAACGGCGACTTTACCATCGAGTTCCCGACGGCCGACGCGTCGAACGCGATCATCCGCCTGAACTAGGAGCCGGCTCATGGCGTCGACCTACACGAACATCCTCCGGCTGGAGCTTCAGGCCGACGGCGAGAACGACGGCACCTGGGGGCAAATCCTCAACGACAACGTGATCGCGCTCGCCGAGGACGCCATCGCGGCCACCACGTCGATCAACACGACGGGCGGCACGACGACGCTGTCGACGAACCAGGGTAGCGCCGATCAGGCCCGCAACGCGATGCTGGACATCACGGGGTCGCTCGGGTCCGATGCGCTGATCGAGGTGCCGGCCCAGTCCAAGCACTACATCGTCCGGAACAACACCACCGGCTCGCAGACGGTCGAGGTGCTGGTGACGGGTCAGTCCGCCGGCGCCGGCGTGATCGTGCCGCAGGGGTGCGCCCAGTGGGTGTACTGCGACGGCAGCGACGTCTATCCGGCGGCGCCCGGCCACAGCGCCACGGTGACGACGCGATTGGCTGCCGGTCAGACGTCCGAGCGCCCGCCGGTGCCCGAAGCCGGCGACGTGCGCTACAACACGGACGAAGGGCAGTACGAGGGTCACGACGGCACCGAGTGGGGAGCCCTGGGCGGCGCTGGTTACTTCCAGGGCGAAAACGGCGTCAGCGGCGACAAGGTCAACGGCAAGGGCGACATTTTCCGGGTGAACGAGCAGACGCTGAACACGGACGTGACCATCGCGTCGGGTGACAACGCCTCCTGCGCTGGCCCGCTCACCATCGCCAGCGGTGTGACCCTCACCGTGAACGGCAACCTGACCATCGTGTAGGTGTAACATGACGCAGCTTTTCGTAGATACGCTGGCGAACGAGGCCGGGACGGGGCCGACCGAACTGACGGGGCAGAGTGCGGCGAAGGCTTGGGCGCGCCATGGCGGTTCTTCTATTTCTGAGAGCTTAAACGTATCGTCTTTAACTGATAATGGAATTGGACAATTTCAGATAAACTATACGACCAGTTTTTCAAGTTCGACATATGCGGTTTCTGGTCTTCCAGGCGACGATCCTGACTGTGCCAACCACTCCGTAGCGAGTCGAACTACAGGAAGTGCGGAAAACCTGTACAAAGCGGGATATAATGGGTCGTTAGTAGATACAAACGGCGATCAAATAGTTTTTGGCACCCTCGCGTAACGGAGCACGGTAATGACCCTCGTAGTAGATCGACTGCAAGACGACGGCACCGGCAACTCCGACGCCGTGCAGGACCTTATTGATGGGCGGGCGAAGGCGTGTGGGTCTGTAGATCAAACAAGCACTGGTCATCCTCTACTGGGCTTCAGTCTTAATGTTAGCTCTACCACAGATGTTAGCGGTGGACTTACAGATATTGAATTCACAAATGCTTTCACGGAGCAGTTTGATTATAGCCCTGTGGGCACAGGGGGACTGCTTGAAGGTGGAGTTGACAATAGATCATCATCCCAAGTTCGTGTGGTTTCTCGTGATAGCAGCGGGGTTAATACTGACGCCGATCAATGCGGTTTTGCTTCCCACGGCACCCTCGCCTAACGGAGAAACACCATGAGCACCGGCCTCAAGACACACCGCATCACCGACCCCAACGACGACACGCGGTTCGTGGACGTTGATCCGTATGTGATTGACGGTATTCCTCGGTTTTCTGTCACGTTCAATCCGTCTGATAATGGAATAGACAAGTCATTAAATGCATCATCTGCAACAGATAACGGGACTGGTGACTATACCTTTAATTATACTAACAGTTTCGGCGACAACTTTTACAATAACCAGGTATCACAAGATTGCGTGTCTTCCGGCGCTAGCGACAACGACGCCCGACTTTACGCAAGAAGTGTATCAGACCAAGATGTTAGCCACGGCGCATTTCAGAACGGTTCATCAAACACGTTCTCAGACCCAAATCTGATGTACTCTATGGCGCTTGGCAATTTGGCCTAACCATGCAACTCCAAGACCTTAAACTCTGGCAGCGCGAACTGGCCTTGGCAAACGCGGGCTACCTGCAAGACGCACCGCAGCCCACGCAGTGCATCGTGTGGGAGGACCCGGTGGACCTCGACGCGCCTGCCAAGATCACGATGCCCTCGCCACAGTGGCTCCGCATGGCGACGCTGGGCGGGGTGCTGCCGCCGGTTGAGGCGTACCACGATGCGCGGCTCAGCATCGAACTCACCGATGGCCGCAGCTACCAGGGTGTGACCTATCTGGAGGCCCAAGACCTGCGGCTGTTCGCCAAGGAAAAGGGCGAGCAGGTGCGTGAAGAGCGCGTGACCGACTATCCGGTCCACGCCGCGCCGGTCATCAGCAGCATGACCGAGCGGGAGGCGCTGGAGTATATTCTTTACAAGGACGTACCCGCACGGGCCTGGAGCAAGGCGCATGGCGCCTCGCACAACCGGCCCAACTTTGTAATTGCGCCGCGTGAGAACGTCCCGACAAATCGCTTTGTACGGAACGCGTGGAGCCTGAACCCGGACCCGACCTCGCCCATCGAAACGGACATGCTGCGCGCTCGCGATCTGTTCAAGCAGCGCGTGGCGAACCAGTACCTGACGCGCAAGCGCACGCTGGAGGAACGTCGGGCCGTTGCCATGCTGACAGGCGAGCCCGTTGAGGACCAGCTTGCGGCGCTTGAACAGATCGACTTGCCGGCCTTGCGCATAGCCGCTGACAAGGCGCAGACTGCCGAAAAACTTGAAGAGCTTGTTCCGGAGCCGCTTCGGGAGGCCTGACGCATGACCATGGTGCCGCTGCGCATCCAGCCCGGCATTCTGACCGAGGCGACGGACCGCGGGGCGCAGGGGCGCTTCGTCGATGCGGACAAGGTACGTTTCCGGCAGGGGTGGCCGGAGAAGTTGGGCGGCTGGCGCAAGATCATCGACGAGCAGGTCAAGGGTGTGCCGCGGTCGATGATCGACTGGCAGGCGAACGACCGCTCCGGCTTCATCGCCATCGGCACCAGCGAAAAGCTATACCTCTTCACCGGCGGCGCGCTGGTCGACATCACGCCGTACATCGCAGCGACCCCGGCTTTCGGAGGCAGCGACAGCACGCTATCCGACCCGTTTACGACGTCGTCCGGCTCCGACCTCGTGGACGTTAATGTGTCTAGCCACGGGCTGAGCGTAGACACCTGGGTCGAGTTTTCTAACGCCAACACGTTCAACGGCATCGACCCGAACGGCGAGTGGCAGGTCGTTGCCATCATCGACACCGATAACTACACGATCCAAGTTGACAGCGCAGCGACGGCGAGCGGGTCGGGTGGCGGCGCCAGTGTTGAATACGCCCACCAGTACCCAGCCGGTGCCAGCGACGCTACGGCCGGCTACGGCTACGGCGCCGGCGCGTATGGCACAGGCACCTGGGACACTCCGCGTTCGGCCTCGGACATCAGTCTATCGGCGCGCATATGGTCGCTGGACACCTGGGGCGAAGACCTCATGGCTTGCCCGCTCCCGGGCGGCCCGATCTTCTACTGGGACAAGTCGAACGGCACCAGCAATCGGGCGACCGAGATCGCGAACGCGCCGGATGGCAACGCGTTTATCCTGACGTCGGCCATCGACCGGCATCTGATCGCGTTCGGCGCCGTACCCGTCGGCAGCGCGAACCAGGACCCGCTGGTGATCCGCTGGTGCGACCAGAACAACTTCAACGACTGGACGCCGGACGCCAACAACACCTCAGGCGAGCGGCGTATCGACAAAGGCTCGCGGATCGTCACGGCCATCAACGTCGGCCGCACGATCCTGTTCTGGACCGACCTGTCGGTCTACACCATGAACTTCGTCGGGCCGCCAGCTATCTTTTCGATCCAGTTCGCCGGCGACCACAGCGGCATCGCCGGCCCGCTGGCACGCGCGTCGTTCGGTGGTGTCGTCTATTGGATGGGGCGCGACAACTTCTGG